GGTAGTTCAGTAATGTTTTGTATATCACAGTTCAATAGATTAGAATCTATTCTCTCTGCAATCTTTTCCTCTGCCATTTCAAGTGTGATGTATAAAACATTTTTACCTTGTAATAAAACAGAACTGGCACAATGGCACATGAATAAAGACTTACCAACACCAGTGCCAGCCAGAGCAACATTAAGAGTTTTATTAGGGAGACCACCTTTTGTAATTTTGTTGAAGAATTCAAGATCGAATGGAATCTTCTCTTCTTTCTGATGGTAGAACTCATAGCGTTCCTCATAGTCTTCTAGGTAATCGTGACCAATATGATTGTCGAATGTTACTGCAAGTGCTTCAGATAATATAGTAGGGATAGCACCCGCTGCTCTTTGCTCATCATTGCCCTCTGCAATCTTAATTGATGACATGAGTGCAAGATATAATGCACGTTCCTTACACCACTTTTCTGTAGTGTCTAGTATCCAATCAAATTCAGACTTCTCAGAATCTATCTCATTGATAGATCTTACGATATCTTTGTGTTGATCGTCAGAGATATTATCTAACTGTCCTACTTCTATTACTAATGCTTCCTTTGTAGGTATTGCACTATAATCTGTAAAGTATTTTGACGTTACTTCAAATAGTTTTCTACCAATAAGATCAGCGAAGTATTCAGATTTGATAAAAGGTAATGCCTTGCGAACATACTCTTCATCTAGCAATAAGTTCTTTATAACTAACTGTTCTACTTCGTTCATTTGCGATGTAATTGTAATAAAAGTGTGAGAGTCATTCTTCTCTCGTCAACTGGAGGTGTGGTGTAGTCCAAGTATGATGGATGTATGATAGCATCTCCTTCGTTAATAAACAAGGATGATGCACTAGTCCACTCTGGATGACCAGGATTGAACACTTCTAACAAAGACCTAGCAGGATGATAGAATATATCTGGAGTAACACCTTCTATGTAATGTGTCAATGTATATTGACTAGGTAAGGTATTACAAATCTGTAGAGTTTCTCCTTTTTCTAGCACACAGAAAACAGCATTTGTAATAAATGCAACGTGTGTTTTATCCAGACTCAAATCCTTGACTAACTCTGTAAGGATGTCAGTATACTGTTCAGTAACCCATGCATCTATATCTGTTAGGTGTAATGAAAATGGTGATGTTATATTAAATTTTTCGCTGTCGTATAATCTTGTTCCCCATTTCTTTATACCATCGTGAACTAGATTATATTTGCGGACGGTTGCAGGAAATATATTGTCTATCATGATCCATACTTAAATTCTTGACTTGCTGCCCAGTCAAGTTTCTCCATTATTTCTGCTGTGAAATATTTCTCAGGATCCTTGAGAATAGCAGAAGGGTAGACGCTAGACTCCCCGACAACAAGGCGATTTCCTTTGCGTTCAAAGACTCCATATTTTTCACCCAGTTCCAATAGTCCGTAATACTTATCCAGTCCTCTTGCATCAAAATATAATCTTGTATCGACACTTGCGTTCTCCTTTGTCAGACGCGACTTAGCAGCCTTTGCTTTGATAATGTTTCCAATAACTTCTTTTCCGTCTTTCTCTTTCTTCTTAGATAGATATATGATTGTAGATGCAGCGTATTTGAGTCCACTACCTCCACCCATCTCCTTAGTTGGGATGTAGGCACCAACGACATCGTATGTGTGATTTGTAACAAGTAGGGGGACATTTGCTTTGCCAAGTTTCAATGTAAGAATACGGAAAATTGCCTTCACAACTTGTGCTCTAGTCATGTCACGAGTGTCTTTACCCTCGGCACTGTCTGCTAGTTCTTTAGATGTGGAAAGCATACCCAAAGAGTCTAGCACAAACATCATAGGTTTGCGATCTTCTGTCTTCTGTTGAAGATATTTATCTAAAATCTGTATTGCCTGAGTCCGAAACTCTTGGACGGTTGTTACGGGAACGAGTATCATACGTGAACCATCTATGCCACGTTCGTCAATCATTTGTTTTGTGACTGCTGCTTCACTCTCAAAGTAAACAACACCCGCATCTGGGTTATCACGTAGATAACTTTGAACTACACCTAGACAAAAGAATGTTTTACCTGTTCCACTCTCTCCTGCTAGTGCAGTAATTTTATTGCTAGGGACTCCTTTGTAGATAGATCCACTAACTAATGCATTGAAAATATATGATCCTGTATCAACGAAAGATTCAATGTCACCTACGCCACCCTCTGATAATAGTCCTGCGTAGTCATTGTCAATCTCTTTGACAATGCTTTTCAAAAATGATGATGTCATGCAAATAAAAAATCTAGGTTAGCTTTCCTCTCTGTCTCCCATCCTATCACGCCAGAGATGATTTGTAAAGGATCAAGAAAGGATTTCTTAAATTGGGTATCACGATCTATCGAACCTTCGAGACCCAATTCACGTGGGAATGTGTTAAGGAACGATACAACGTTTTCATGTATTGGATTGTTGCGATGTAGAAAGAGATATTTTATTTTTTCTCCCTCTTGCACTAGTGGATATTTGTATTCAAGTTTGTTTTTTGAGATGTGAAAATTATAAAGCAAAGTTCCACGAACATGTAGAGGGCATCCCTTTGTATACACGCCTGATGACGCTTTGAATTTGCGTAGTCCATTGACAGACCTCGGAAATGCTATATCTTCTGGTGGTAAGGAATTGAATTTTTGTCTAAAACTATCTATAAACGATACAAGATCGTCTTCTGTGCCAGTCATCATAATAGTGATAGCATCTTTAATAGCACCCCTGCATGGTGCAGGAGTAGATGACTTCACTGCCTCAATACCCATCATCTTTAGCTTGGGTTCTTTATATCTTACACCCTCACTATCCCACACGTTGAGCATGTATCTTTTCTTTGCAGTCCAGATACCTGTAGAAGCGATATTCTCTCGCTTCATTATCATCTTTTGATCGTATGCGTTTACGTAACTCGCCAACGCTTCATAAGAACTCGAAATATACTTCTCAAGTTCCACCTCACAGATCTTATTAAGGAACGACACAATGCTTTGATCAGTCGTTTCTCTCCCCTTGTATACAGTCTTGACCAAATCACCCAGATTGAGGTAGATACTATCAGTATCACTAGCAATGACATAATCTTTCTTCTCCGTTTTTAGTATTTTGTTTAGATAGGTATTCATCTTATGTTCTATCCAACGGATAGAAACTTGCCCTGACATTGTGATTGCCTCAGCATTAGTAAGATTATAGTATCTAAAATACTGGTTTCCAATTGCACCATAGGCACTGTTCAATTGAATCTTACGTGCCATTTGTATGTTGTTATACTTACTTATACTTTTTTCTAATTCCTTTGTTGGGGTTTTCTCATATTCCTTTTTGGCAAGGATCATAAGTTTTTTAGATTGCACACGTTCATCGTATATTTTCTGCATCATCTCTGGTAAGAAACCATGGATGTCTCTACGATACATTGCACCGTTTGCACACACAGCAAACTCTTTTGGAACTTCTACCTTCTGTCCGAGGATCTTATTAACTGTAGCGGATGGATGCCTCTTTTCAACGAGGGTTTCTGGGGAAATATTATATTGCATAATAAGGTGAGGATACAAGCTATTGAGATCAAAACTAACCACCCATTCATAGCGTCCCGCAATTGGTTCCTTGACATAAGCACCCTCATATTTGTCGTTCTTACTTGATCGTTTTGCAGGAGGGACAACGATACCCTTTTTCTTGAGGAAGTTGTAGATCAGTGTATCCCACATCCTCACCTGATAATATACATCTCTCACATTTACCTTAGCGTCATATGCTAGAGCAACAGCAAGTTCTATCAACTTCATCTTATCTTCCAGACGAGTTACAAGTTCTGTGTCAATGATGTTGTAGTCAATAAACTTCTGCCAGTCATCTGTGTAGAACGCTTTGAAGTTTTCATGCTCACTGTGGTCAAGTTTTCTTTGACCGAGTTCTACAAATGCGATATGATCTAGGCGATATGATTCTTGATTTGTATATGTGAACTTCTTATATAGATCCATATAATCCATGACATTGATGCCATAGATGTTATACACTTTATTTGTTCTACCTTTTATTTCTATCTCTTCATCATAGACGATGTTCCAAGGTGACATCAACTTCATTTCTTTTGTGCCGAATAGTCTTTCTAGACGACCACAGATGTATGGAATATCATAAAGTTCTACGTTCCATCCTGTAAGAATGTCAGGGAAGTTTTGTATCCAATAATCTAGGAAGGCACGAAGTAAATGCTCTTCACCGTCACACAAAATATATTCTACATCATCACGACTATTCTTATATGGTCTAGTTCCAAATACTTTGATCTTACGTGTTGCTTTATCTTGAACTGTGATACTGAGCATTTCCTCAGCACACTCTTTTACATTAGGGAATCCATTCTCACATTGAACCTCGATGTCAAGTGACATGATATTCATTTTCTTGAGGTCAAAATCAACATCATCAGGAAACTCTTTAGATATAAACTGATACAAGTATCTGTCATATCCATGCACCTCAAAGTTTGGCACCTCTTTGTATTGTTCTACGAACTTACGTGCTTCACGAACAGAATCAAACTGAATAGGTTTTGCATACCTACCGTCAAGTGTTCTGTATTTGGTTTGTTTTTTTGTGACAACAAAAAGAGTTGGAGAAAACTTGAACTTACGTTGAATACGTTGTCCATCTTCGTATCCAAGATAAAGCAAGTTATCACCAACTAGTTGCACGTTGGTATAGAAACTCATTTAGTAACAGTCTCGTATTTCTTTTTGATCTCGTTTGTTGGTTCTACTATTGTAGCAATAGTTTCAGAATAAAGCAAGACGTCAGTGTCAGTAGAATGACGTGGCCATGGTTCTAGTGTGCCATCTTCCTTAACCTGATAAGGATCTTCCATATGACAACTAGGTTCTTCTTCAAGTTGTTCTGCTTTAGCGATTAGGTATATGCCACTCTTAAGCAATATCAGTGCTGTCTGCATCTTCTTCATCCTCTAGTAATTGTTCTGCGTCTTTAAATATTTGTTCCATGTCTAGGTCATCATTCTGAACACCCGCAATGACATCTTCATGTTTCTTGAAGTTCTCATCATAGTTTTCTTCTTTGATTGCTAGAACATATTGTTCTGTAATGCTGTCTAACGGATCGTATGCAGTAATTACATGTCCTGCAGGGAGAAAGAAATCTTTGTCTTTACTCAAAGGTGCCCAAGGAAACCAAGATAACTGATAACCTTTCTCTCTGTTGAAAACGAGATCCCCTTCGTCAGAAACAATTTCTAAACGAAAGGGTTTGTGTAGCTTAAATCCTATTGACTCTTTAGTCTCAGGATCTGCTATCTCTTGAACTTCTGTAATTATTTCTTCGTTAGATCTTAATAATAAAATCTTTATGCTCATCCTACGTTGCCACCCATCTTCTGCACATTCTGGATGTATGTATCTCTAAGACTAGGAACTGGTTCCAAGATAGTAACAACCATATTATGATTGATAGGTATCTTTGTCTCAGGTGTTAGTGGACACCATGGTTGATAATGAACTTTAACTTCTGGATCTGTAACGATACCTGTCTCGGATAACTTAGGTTGATCGTATTGAACCCTATAAGGGAAGTTCATAATATATGCCTGTCTTGCACCAGAGTCTTTATCTACTGCTTCCTGTAGATCGCATATTACATTGTCACCATTGAACATGACAACAACTTTGACTCTCTCAGATTTTACCAATGACTCATCCACAGGATTTGGTGGTGGTGTTACATTGATTGGTTCTTTCTTCTTTGCCATAATTTGACTAATGATATTTACATTATAAAGGGGAGATTGATTTTTGTCAATCCCCCCTATGTATTAGATAAAATCTTTCCTTGCGTAACGCTCAGGAATTATCCTTCCCAGTTCCACGGTAAGGAGTCCGTCGGCAAATGTGACCTGTCGAACTTCCGTATCATCTGCGAGCGTCCACGACCTAGAGAAGTTCCGTCTAGCAATGCCTCTATGGATACAGTTGCATTCTTCGGTCTCTTCTTTGCGATTAGACTCCACAAATAATTTTCCTTGTTCCGTATATACTTTGATTTCTTCTTCTTTGAATCCTGCGAGTGCGATTTCGAGTTTCGATTCAACATCATTTACCTCTATTAGATTATATGGTGGATATGTTGCACTGCCTCGAATGTCGTTTATCTTATCGAAGTAGCTTTCTAATCCTATGCTATGTTTTGTGATAGCGTCAAAAAGTGCGGGGAGGTCTGCAGCACTATACCTTTGAATGTTCATGGTTGTCTCCTTTTAAAGCGAGTTGTAATTGTGTGACCCTTTCGGCATCACACTATTACTTATAACACTAGGGAGAATTTAATGGGTGCGGTTAATCCACCAATTTTTTAGCGATACCATCACCACACTCCTTACCAAATAGTTGTGGTAAGAATCCTTTCCACTCATATGGCATTTTGCCATTGAGTTTCATTTTCTTAAATGCATAATCACATACTAGATCATCAAGTTGTTGGAATCTTTCTTTAGCATCCTCACGTTGTTTGATAACTGCTTCTTCAGATTCACAACCTTTAGTGTAACCAACAAGTTCTGTTGTCTCAAGGTCATCTTTATCTTGAACAAACTTTCTCATGTGAGTCATGAAAGCGTCTTTGATGTAGTCATCCTCTTTGGTGCATAGAACTATAGGGTTAGTGATTCTTTCTTCACCATACTTTAGTTCTAAGTCTAAGAACTCATATGCTTCTGATTTTGCTGCTGAACCTGTAGATATGTGTCTAACGTTTGCTACCTCAGATTCTACCAAAATAGATGATGCTATCTTATCAACTTCTTTTGATTTCCACTGATGTTCAGATCTGTTTACCCATGTCTTGATATCTTCAAGATCATCAATATTGTTTCTTTCTGCCCATCTGACACCACAGTTGATAAAGTCTCTCCTAGTAGCTTCGTCTGATTTTGCATGGTTGTTAGCACTTAACTGAACATGTTCTTTAACTTCATCAAAGTCATATCCATCTAGTAACTCATATAACCAGATAGGTGCTGATGTCTCTCCAAGATCAGAAAGCTCTATCCACCTATTGAATCCATCCCAAAGATAGTATTTTCCTTTGTGTCTTACAACAATCAAAGGTCTTTGTGTTGGGTCGTATCCTAGATGGAAATCTTTTTTCTTACATCTAGTTCCACCCGCACGTGCTGTGTTAGCATTTTCGTCATCTGGATCGCAGATGACATTCTCATCTATGAAGTCAAGTATCTTAAACTCACCTTCACTTAAACCCCAAAACTCTGGTGCCTCTGCTACTAATGCAGAGAAGATAGGGTTGTTTACTAGAGCGTCCCAATTACCCCCTGCGAAAGGAATAAGGTTTCTAATGTTTGATGCTGCTATAGTCATAATTTATAAAAGTAAATCCTGTATTTGTATATGTAAAATTATATAGGTAAATTTTATAGAAATCAAGAAGAGTGTTACGAGATTGTAACACTCCGTTCTTACTCTTCTTTTTTCTTACCTATGTTGTATTTGGATTCTAATGTCCATTCACCCTTTTCTTTGTAAGATAAAACCTTTATCTGACTCAAAGGTGCTACATCAGATATGCTTTCTTTACTGTTGATAGAAACCAATCCCCAATCACCTAGCAACTGCACTATACGATTTCTGCGTTGCACATCATTCAGAGACAAGTTTGCCTTCTTACCATCAAGAGCAAATAGCTCTTTGAAGTGAACGATATAATATTTACCTTGCTTATGCAAGATGTGACATGACTGATATAATTTCTTTTCCTTTCTGGATGCTACGCCAATTCTTGTCAGTGTTTCTCTTACCTTGAGAAAATCATCTGGTTCACGTAGTCCTACTTCTATCATACTTTCGGTAGTCCACTGGACTTCCTCAGTGATCGCAGTCATCGTATGCCTCCCCTATCATGTTTGTTACGAATGTATTCAAGTTGGGTGTTGGTTAGAAGACTTACTGCGACCTTTGCTTTGTCATTACTATATCCATAGTGTTTTTTAACTAGATCCAGATTGTCAATCTGTTCTTTCTTCAACCAAGGAGAAAACCTTTTCCGTTTCCTCAAAGTATATAGGAAGAAAGAATACTGCATATCCTTGTCAATGTTACTATACTTATTCATCTCATTTGCAAACAAAACAGTATCAAGATGACCTGATAAACACCTGTTTACAATGTATGGTGGGTATGATGAAATTGCTTCTGGATCATCCTCGATTAGATTATCCTTGTTGATGTTGACTGAGTTTAACCAGTCTTTTAATTCGTATTTCATAGCACCATATCAATTCCACTTGATCTATCACATGCCCACCTTACAACTTCTGTCGAATGAAAACGTTCTTTCATATATTCAACTGCATCTAGTGGTTTAGTCTTATAACTGCATGTAAATATATCACACTTTGCAAGATTATATTCTGGCCACGTGTGTATGCTGATGTGACTATCTTTTAACATAGCAAACCCAGTTACACCTTGAGGTTCAAATTTATGTGTTTCTACTTTCAAGTAAGGTGACTTGGCAATGATTGCTGCGTTTACCAAACTGTCATGTATAAACTCTTCTTCATCTAAAAGATTTTTAAAGAGACATCCACGCAAATCAAACAATATATGTTTCACTTGTTTACCTCACGATAATCTAGTTCTGTAGCTATTGCCATGCCGACTGTGTATAGAGCATAGCATCCGCCTAAGAGTATAAAGAGTTCCATTTAGAATGTCCTGATAGGTCCTACAACACCAGTTTTGTTGTTGTTTACTCGATAGATTTGTGTTCTACCATCTTTAGTTTGCACATGAACTTCTTCGCCCATGATAATTGCTGATTGTGTATTAGGTGCGAATGTAGATAGTCCACCTCTACGTGTATTGTAGAGTTGACAGTATCCACTAGGCAACACTCTGACTCCGATACTTTCCATAATTAAGACAAATTAGTTCACGACGTTTTGTTTGGTCTAACATGTATGTTCCTGTAGACCTCATTGTATAAGTATGAGCAAAGTCATACTGATGCCACTCTAGAAATCTTTGAACGATATCTGGGTGGTTATTATATGATATCATAACGTTGCATAATTGCTCGTCCATGATATCTGCAAATCTTGCATGGTCAAAACCTTTATGCATGTCACCTTTGTGACCATAAAGATTATCTTTGATATTGTAAGGTGGATCTGCATAGATGAATACATTGTCCTCATCTGATCCTAGTCCTTCATAAGATAGATTTGTTATCAACCAATCTTTGATTATGTATTCATAGGCAGGAAGTTTTTCAATCCCACGTAATGAGAAGTTGGAATCGCTTGCTTGCGAAGAGAAGGACGATCCTTCAGTGAGACCAGAGAAAGAACACTTGTTAACAATATAAAAGGCAATAGCTCTGTCCTGATCTTTCGCATCCGTGTCATTTACTATCTCCTTTGATTCTAAAAATAATCCTTGTGCTTTGTGTGGTGTATCATGTTTTGTTTTGAGAACTTTGAGATCACTTGCCATCTCCTCTCCACTGCTCTGAAGTTTAGTCCAGAAATTATAGAGTGGTTCATATAGATCATTGACCCATATCTTAATGTCAGGATATTGTTTTGTAATCTCAATTGCCATGCTACCACCACCTAGGAATGGTTCACGAAACTCTGTAATCTCAGCGGGTAACCACTGACATAGTTTGGGAACTGCCCTAGACTTTCCGCCAGGATATCGTAGTGGTGTTTTAAGACTCTTCATTAGGATCTCTTGACTCAAGTTCCATTATAGCATCTACTGGCACCTCATTGCCACCTATGTTATACCAATGTTCAAGGTTTCCTGACTTGTAACTTTTACGTTCTCCAAGGTATTCTAGATCACCATGGAAAGTATGTTCTCTAAGCATTGCCTGTAAGCGATGATGTATTAGTTCTGACTTCTTCATCTTATCACCATGCTTTCTGGATAGAACTGTGATTGAGGAACTTGGAATTGTATGCTCTCTACTAATAGATTTATGTCAGCAGAGATAGCATCATTTGATTCTGCCATCCTACGGAATCCATTTCCAACATATATTTGTCCTGCAAATACAGAAACAGTTGCTGCACCCCAGAACAGATAATAAAATCTGGACTTTACTTGTGCTCTCAGTTTTTCACGTTTAGTCATTTGAATTGACACTCCACCATAATTTCAGTTAATGCTGCTAATAGATTGATCTCTTGGTCAGCAACGAATGCTGATTGATATTGATACTTAGCAATTATCAATACCGCCTGTGGGACACTTGCAGGAGCAAGTGCACCATACAAACTATCATAGACAGTTCGTAAGATAGTATTAGGATCGTTGTCTAGATTAGCAACAATCCATTTACGTGTTGCACCGAAGTCTTTACTCTTCAATGCACCAACAAGTTTTTCTAATCGAACCTGACTTATCTGTGCCAGAATGCCAGTGTCGATAACCCCCGACGCTGCGTATCTTTGCAATTCGTTGAGGGTGCGTCGGAAGTCTGGGAAGAACTTCTGGACGACTTCAGCGACCACAGCATCAGTGAACTGTATATTTTCTGCGGTAAGTATTCCACGACACCTTTCAAAGAATTGTGTAGCGATCTCTTGTTTTTGTTTTCCACGAGTATTACAATCAATAACAGTTGTTCTAGAGTGAAGAGGTTGTATGATCTTGTTCTTAAAATTGCATGTAAATATAAATCTACAATTGTTTTGAAACTCTTCTATAGATGCACGCAATAACAACTGCACATCATGTGTGGTGTTGTCTGCCTCATCTATAATAATAACTTTGTGTTTAGCAGCAGATGTAAGAGATACAGTAGATGCAAATTGCTTTGCAGTATTTCTTACTGTGTCTAAGAATCTACCCTCGTCAGATCCATTGATGACAATGGAATCAACTTTGAGTTCATGACACAATGCCTTAGCTACTGTTGTCTTACCGATTCCTGCGGTGCCACATAGTAGAAGGTTAGGAACTTCTCCTTTGTCAACAAAAGATTTGAATGTATCCTTCAGTTCCTTTGGTAGGATACAATGCTCAATATTCTTGGGGCGATACTTTTCTACCCAAAGAAATTCATTCATAATTTATAACCAATTTGGTTTGCGGGATGGGTCACGAAGATAATTAGATGCAACCCAAGGTTTGCTGCCAATGTAATTTTTGTAAGCAGTAAAAGTGTCAATGCTTGTGTCAT